CCCAGGTGCCCCACTCAAGCTGCATGGCGGTCTTTCCCAGGCCGCAGTCTGCAAAGATAGCGGCCCGGCCCTTTGCCAGGGCCCATCTTACGATGTCCTTTTGGAAGTCATATAGGGCAGGGTTGAGCTGGTCAGTGGTCACCTGGATGCTGTCAGTGTGGATGGCCGCCGTGGACTTCCGGCCTATAAAGGTTTCGTATTCAGTCACGGTTTTCAACCTCCTCAATGAGCCGGTTAATATACCACTGGGCCTTTTTTAGGTCCTCTATTCCGTTCTTAAACTTCCATCGCCAGAGATATTTAATGGCATTTGATGTGCAAATTGCATCCATTCCGCTCATGTCCTGCACAGCGGCAGCCATTGCATCAATGCACTCAATCTGGCCGTGTGTGTAGTGTGCCGGGTGATTTACAGCACCATCGGAGCTATTTTGTTTTGCATCCATATTCAGGCCTCCAGTCTTTATAAAGTTCGATGCCCCGGCGCTTTTCCTCCGCTTGGACAGCCGCCAGAAATTTCATCCATTCAGGCTCATCAATGCGGGGGTCCCCATAACCGCCGGTATATCGGGCATCGGTGATGTCCTGGTCCAGCACATAGAGTGTCTTATTGTCAATCTCTGGCAGCAGAGGCGTGATAAAGTCCATCACTGTTCCGGGCATATATGTCCGTCTGCCCAGGGCATAGCGAACAGCACAGTTCAAAATGGTGCCGAAGTCCTCACGGGCCGGGTCCAGGAGGCAGCGGGTGGATTTGCTCATGGTCAGGCCTCCAGGTCTGCAAAGATGTAGGGCACCTTTTCCTGCATCTGCCGGAGCAGCGGGATGGCCACCTCACGCATTTGCGGATGCGCTGCCGGTGCGGTCCGCAGCTTGAAGAAGTGCCGCCACTCTCTGAGGTTGGCCGTCATCACCACCTCAGTCTTGAGGCTGTTGGGCAGGACGGCACGGGCCTCCTGTGGGGTGCAGCCCCAGTCCAGCAGGGAGAAATAGGCATCCTCTGCGGTTTCACAGGCCTTGTGCCAGGTCGCATAAGCAGCGGAGCTCTCAGACAGGTAGCAGGGCTTGATGACGGTGATCTGACTGCCAAAGCTATCCTTGACATAGTTGCAGTAGCGGGTGCTCTCCTGGCAGTAGGAGGCCAGCCGGTGCCGGACGATCTCATGGGACACACCCCGGTCCACAATAAACTTGACCGTGATGCTGTCATGCTCCAGCACGGCCTCATGGCCACGCTTGATGATGTTGCCCACAAAGGTGGCGGCAGAGGTGCCGGTGATCTTGTCCTCTGACTTGTAGCACACCCGGCCACAGCGCTCAATGTGCTGGATGATGGCAGAGCCGTCCACCTGGGTGAGAAATTCAAAACTGGGAGATATGATTTTCATGTTGTATTAGTCCTTTCTAAAGAATGTCCCCACCCAGCCATCCGCATTGAGGGGCAGGTCCGGGGCCCAGGGGATGGGCTCCCGCATGATGTCCACCACCGTCTGGAGCATGGTGTCCTCATCGGCAAAGGGGGCCACATCAATGATGACCTCATCATGCACATGGAACACCACCGGCAGCCCGGCGGCCTCCAGGCGCTCAATGGCACCGGCCAGGGCATCACGGGCAATGGCCTGGACACAGTTCTCCACCAGCTTGCCGCCATAGGTTTCAATCTGTTTCCAGCGCTTGGTTTTCTGGTCCATGCCCATGTAGGCGATGGAGGGGTTGCCCCACTGGTTCTCTCCGATGCTGGGGTTGACATAGTAGAGCTTGCGGCCAGAGGGGAGGGTGATAGTAAAGCAGTCGGTGCCCTGGTTGTAGTCGTACTCACGGGCCAGCATGAGGCCATTGATGCCCACGCTGCCGCCCTGGGAGATGACCTGCACGGCGGCGCTGTCCATTGAATACCACAGGTCACGGATGCGCTTGTTGGCCTCCCGCCAGCGCTGCACGATGTCCGGCAGGTCCTCCTCCGGGATGCCCATATCCAAAGCGCCCATGTTGATGAGTGCCCCGGTGCTGCCCTGGTAGCCCAGGGCCAGCTCTGCCACCTTGCCCTTTTGCCGGAGGGAATACTCCGGGTTGCCCTTTTTGATGAGTTCGATGGGCACCCCGAACATTTGAGAGGCAGAGGCCTCATAAATCTTGCCGTGGGTCCTGAACACCTCAAGCCGCCACTGTTCACCGGCCAGCCAGGAGATGACACGGGCCTCAATAGCGGAAAAGTCAGCGTCTATTAGCACATGACCCTCCGGGGCAATGAAAGCGGTGCGGATGAGCTGGCTGAGGGTGTCAGGCACGGAGCCATAGACCGCCCGGAGGGCATCCAGCTTGCGCTCCCGGACCAAATCACGGGCCAGGGGCAGGGGCTCCGTGTAGGTGCGGGGCAGGTTCTGGACCTGTACCAGCCGCCCGGCCCAGCGCCCGGTGCGGTTGGCCCCGTAAAATTGGAGCAGCCCACGGACCCGGCCATCCGGGCACACGGCTGCCTCAATGGCATCATATTTCTTTGTGGAGGTCTTACCCAGCTCCTGCCTGATCTCCAGCATCCGCCGGACGGTGGGGCTGTTGTTGTCCTGCTTGAGCAGCCGGGCCACGGTGTCCTTGCGGAGGTCCGTGAGTTCTTCCCCCATTTCTGTCTCCAGCCATTTTGTGAGCTGGCCCACGCTGTTGGGGTTGTCCAGCTTGGAGAGCTCTGTGGCCTCCTGCATGAGGTTCTTTCTCACGGTGTCCCCCAGGTAGAGGGCACCAGAAACAAAGTCCATGTCCACGGCCACGCCACGGGCATTGATGGTGAGGTCTGTTTCCCACTGTTTCTGCACGAAGTCAGGCACCGGGAAAGCGGACAGCCGCCGCTCAATCTCCATCTCCGTGACCACATCCTGGCGGCAGTATTCTTTGAACAGCTCCCACTTGGCCGTGTCGTGGTGGGGGTAGTTGCGGGTGCGGCCACCGTTGGCCTTGGAGGGGGCGCAGGGGACGCAGAAATAGCGGATGAGGGCTTTGCCGGTGTTCAGCTTGCGCTTGTCCTCCGGCAGCCCCAGGGCCCGCCCTGTGGCCTCCAGGCCCGCCGTATAGCCACAGTAGAGGCCGTGGAACATGGTGCACCGCCACTGGTCCGGCGGCAGGTAGCCGATAAACTTTGACAGGCAGCCCCACTCAAAGGGGGCGTTGTATGCGTGCTTGATGTATTCCGGGCTGGTGATGGCCTGGACCAGCCACGGGGGGAGATATTCCCCCCGTGCCAGGTCGATGATCTCAACAGGGGCACCATCCACGCTGTATGCAAAAAGCAGGATTTCAAAGTCAGGGCTTGAGATGTATTTCTGGGCACCGGCCTTTGCAATCGGCACGCTGGAATATGTCTCAAGGTCAATGCTGAGATGGTGCATGGTGGCCTCCTATCACATGGGCTGGCCGGTGATGGGGTTGATGCCGTTGTTGGTGGCCCAGGGGGCGGCAGTAGCGGGGGCGGCAGGAGCGGCAGGGGCCACACCATAAGCGCCGGGGGTGGCGGGCATCGCAGCCCCATAGTTAGGCGTAGCGGCGGGGGAGACACCGATGCCCGCAAAGTCAGAGGCAGCGGAGGCGGAGCCAGCCAGGGCCTCACCGTCACGGGTCTTGAGGACATTGCCCAGGCCACAGCCCACACCCTTGTTTCCGCTGTTGGAGTAGCCAAAGAAGCGGACGGTCACACGGGCATACATTCCGCTGTAAATGTCAGCGGGGGACAGCTCCGTGTTGATGTTGTCGATGCCCACCACCTGGGGCTTGTTCTTGGTGCTGGCCGTCATGACCCAATGGCCGTGGCACTCAGAGCCAAAGGGCACACCAGAGGGCCGCACGCCGTCACCGTCATAGATGGGGATGCGGACCTGGGGAGGCCGCACGCCGTTCCACACCTTGCTCACAGCGTCATTGGCCGCAGCTTGGATGGCAGCGTCAATGTCAGCCTTGGTGGCGGTGTCGCTCTTGGGGATGAGCAGGGTGACAGAATACTTGGGCTCACCGCCCTGCTGGGCGGCTCTGGGGGTGGTCAGGTTGGCATAGGACAGGCGTACCTCTCCGGTCAGCACTTTCATAGCGTCATTCTGATACATTGTCATTGATCTCCTTTGTCCATAAATTTCATAGTAGTAGTCTTGTATCATTTCAGAGTAAAGGCTCATTGCTGGGCCTCCTCCCAAATGCTTTTGTATTTGACCCAGCGCTCATACTGGGCCTTGGTCCGCTTACAGGCTCTGGTCAGCTCCTCATTATGCTGCTTGACCTTAGCGGCGGCCTGGACCTCTGCCTTTGTCCTCCGGCGGGTGGGCTTGTCGATGATGCGCCACTCCCGCTGATAGTCCACAGAGGCCTGGTGCCAGGCCGCTTTGCTGTCCACCACAGCCTGGTCAAACCATGCGGTGAGGCCATTGATGGCCTCCTGGTTTCTCCAGCTTTCGGAGAGCATGATGTTGAGGGCCTTGCGGTAGTTTTTGAGGGGCATTTCTGTGAGCTTTGGCAGGTATAGCGTGATCTGGCAGGTGTCTTGGCAAAAGGTGATTGTGTCGGTCATCCCGGCACCACCCCGGCAAAGTCAGAGGCGGCGGGGTTGTAGGCCTCCCGCTTATCATCGCTGCTGGCAAGGGTGGGCTTGCCCAGGGGCTTGACCACAAAGCTGCCGATTTTCTCAGCAAACTCCGCTTTGCCCATCAACTTCTCAATCTCAGAGAGGGTCTTGGGCTTGCGGTCATAGAGCAGGGCCTCATCGTATCCGGCGGCAATGACGGCTTGGATGGCAGCGTCCTGGTCCGTAAAGGTGCGGTTGCTCCGGCCCGCCACCAGTTTCCAGCCCTCAATGGGCTTGCCGTCCAGCAGGGCCTTGGTGGCATACTCCTCCAGGTCTTTGTACCACTGGACCAGATACTTGCCACGGATGAGCAGGTCACCGATCTCCTTGTCTGTGAGGTAGGGGTGGACCTCCTCCCCACGGGGGGTGATGTAGCTATCCACCTGTGGGACCAGGGCATCCGCCGGGATAGTGGCGGCGGGCACACAGTCCTTGAAGTCCTCCAGGGCGGTGTTTACCCCGGCACGGGCACGGCACTGAGCCTTGCCACGGCAAAAACGGCAGTGGTCACCGGGGACAAACTCACCCAGGCCAGAAAAGGCCTTTTGTGCAATGGGCTTGATGCTCTCACCCCAGGCCCTCAGCTCCTCAACCGTGATGGTGTCCGTGGTGTAGCTGTCAAGGCGGGGCTGGTCAATGGTCATGCGGACCCGCTTGATGGTGTCCCCAAAGACGGGGGCATAGCGCTTGAGAGCGCCCAGGGCATAGAGCCGCATTTGCGGGTTGCCGGTGGCAGATACGGGCACGCCCTTGCCGTGCTTATAATCCGTGATGCTGAGGGTATCGCCGCCGATCATCACACAGTCACAGGTGCCAAAGCCCTCCGGCACATACTCACTAAAATCCACCTGGACCTCCGGCACCACCGTGGGGGTGGTGTCATAGAGCATGGCTTGCTCAGTCAGGTGCTCCAGGTAGAGGTCACTGGTCTTGTCCATTTCCGGGTCATAGATAGGCTCTTTCTTGAGCTTGTTGAGCCGGGTGGTGTAGGTCCGGGATGTCATCACGGAAAATTTCTTTTGCACCTTGAGCTCACACAGGGCATGGGCCAGGCGGCCCTCCTCTGCATAGCTGCTGGTGTTCTCCGGCAGCCCCTCCTCAAAGCGGGGGGCCGCCGTGCATTTCAGCCAGCGGGAGGCTGAGGATGCAGAGAGTAAAGCGTGTTTCTCAGGAGGCATGGGGCACCTCCTTAAATCTGGGCACCCAGCGCCCGCAGCTCAGTGGCAAAAATGCCGTACTGGTCAGGGGCAAGCTGAGTGACAGCCGCCACACCGTACTTGCTCAACAGGGCCAGCAGTTGCTCCATCTTGCCCATGTCCACAAGGGCGGCACCGGCCTTGCTGATTTGGTCAAGCGTGTAGGTGGGAGCCGGGGCAACGGGCACCGCAGCGGCGGGCGCAGTCTGGGCAGCAGTCGCTTGTACAGGAGCCGGTGCAGGGGTGGGTGCGGCAGTGGTCGAAGTTGGCACAGTAGATGCAGGAGCACCCACCGCAGGGGCCACAGGAGCCGGAGCGGGGGCCGGTGTAGGGTCCGCCGGGGCCACGGGGGCCGGGGTAACAAGGGAGGCAGGGGCGGCAACAGCAGGGGCAGGAACAGGGGCCACAGGAGCGGGGTGCCCGATAACAGGCGCTTTGTCGGTGGTGACATTGACCTCCGGGGTGTAGCCGATGACCTTGTTGTCCGTGCCGTGCATAGCCACAAAGGTGCTTTTGCCCAGAGACTCAGCCAGTTTATCCAGAGCGGCGGACAGGTCCGGGGCCTCAATCTTGATTTTCATTTCTAACATTGGTACAATCCTCCTTGGTATCGTTGTTGGTTTCGTGACAGTCGCAGGGCTCACCGGGGTCAAGGTGTGCCCCGCAGTCTGGACAGGTCCAGTAGTATGGCATGGGGTCATCCCTCCAGCAGGTTGGTCCAGTATTCATAGGCGGCCATGACCTTGCGGGTGTAGTTGGTCTGGTAGGTGCCAGCCTCCCAGAGCCTCCGGGCACCCGTGGGGCCGCAGTTGTAGGCCATGAGGGCCTTTTCCGTGTCCTCATAGGTTTGGAGATAGCCGGAAATTATGTAGATGCCCGCCTCTATGTTTCCCTCATAGGTCTGGACATCAATGCCCTTTTCCAGCAGCCAGGCATGGTTGATGGTGTTGATCTGCATGAGGCCGTAGTCACCCGTGGAGCTGACTGCATCCGGGTCAAAATGGCTTTCTACCTCTGCCATTGCCAGCGCCAGGGCATAGGGCACGCTGTACTGCTCACAACAGTCCTGCATGACCTCCTGGAGCTCATAGCTGAGGAGCCGCCCATCACTCACGATGTCATCACGGTGCCGGACAGGTTCCGGGGTGCTGTCCACGATTAGGACCACATCCTCCGTGGGGAGCACTTCCGGGGCTTGTCCCACATTGTTGGCCCCCACATTGCAGCCGCTGAGGTAGCACAGGCAGACGGAGATGAGCGCCACCGTCAGAGCGATGGCAGAGCAGAGCCTCCGGCGGCGCTGCTGTTGGATGCGCCGCTTTTGACGGCAGCGCCGGGAATACCTCCGGGCGCTCTGCTCAACGGCGGTCATGCGTCTTGACCAGAGAGCCGCCGGTGCAGTTCCTCCAGCAGTTCATCATCCGTGTACTGGCTCAGGTCCTCCGTGTCCTCAGCGTCCTCATCATCGCTCACGGCAAAATTGGAGGGGATGAGGAAAGCGGGGCGGGACCCGCAGGTGCCGGAGCAGAGGTTGTAGTTGAAATTGCCATTGGAGCCCAAGCCCGTCACCCAGGTATCATCCTCATTGACTTGGGGAGTGCTCCAGGGCGTGGCGGACCATTCCCACCCGTGCTGCTCAGTCTTACGCAGGATGTCATGGTACTTGCGGAGCTCGTCCACGGTCAGCGGGGCCACCTTGCACTCACAGGTGCCATACTGTTTGGAGCCGTTGAGGGCGGTGAGGTCCACCGTGCGGGTGATGATCTCATCCGGGTGGTGCTCCGTCAGCTTTTCCAGGTAGCTGTTATTGAGGTGCATACGGAGAGTGCTGGCGGCAAAGTTGTTGTCAGAGCCAAACTCATAGGTGATGGCATTGAGAGC